GTATTCTTTAGCAATATATAACTCAACCGGCTTATTGTCTTCGTAACAAATGGCTCTATTCAAAATTGTTACATTAGGAATATCTTGATAGTTTTTACGAATTGACTCATAAAGATTCGAATTTGGTTCAATTAAAATTACACGACTGGGTTTATGTTTTAGAACAAGTTTACGAAAATTATCATTGCCGTTATTTGTACCAATTTGTATAAAAACACTCATTTGTTTATACAAATTGTTATATCTTTATATACTAATCTGAGTCTACTCCGAGCCAACCTGTACCAGTGGCTGCTTGTGCGGGTACGACAGATGGCTCGAAGTCCGAGTCAGTATCGGGCTCAGAGACAAACATTGCTTTCTCACCAAATCGTTTATCAACGCGTGCCAATTCAACATCACGCCAAAACTGCTCGTATGCCGGCTGACCCACTTCAGCCCACCAACGGCGATTACGCACAACCGTAGTTGTAAAATAATCGTAAACGTACCAAATCGTCTGTTCGAGTACAACAAGTCCATCTATATCGTTAGGAGTCCAGGCACAACATTCGGTAAATCCCGCCTCGGTGGAAGAAAACAGCGGACTGTATCGATATTCGTACGATTCCATATCATATTTCTCTTCCATGACGGTTCCTTCCTCCTTTTCTACCGCAACTATTACAGGCGGTTTTGCGACAACATAGATTTTACCCATCCAAGGGTTCTTTGCGCCTACTTTTGTCGAATACTTCGCATCTTTCAGCATAACGGAGGTAAATCGCATTTCAATGTAGTCAACGGCGTCTACATCGCACACCTCCGCCTGAAGTTGCATTTGACAGTAATAATCCGCTGGTATGATACCGTTTAACTCACGAGTAATAGGTGACTTAATTTCGACTAGGCGTCCGCACCGGGGTCCGCTGGTAATAAGTCCATCAGGTGATGCAGCAAGTCGAGGCAGAAACGGATGGCGAATACGACCGAGACCATCAAATACACCGCCTCCCGCAAAACAGCGCTCGTAAAGGTCACGCACAACTGGCTCAAACCGCCATCCCCATTTGAACGCAGATAACTTACCATCGGCATCAAATGTATAGACGGTTTGTGAGGAGCCGACTTGTTCTGGCTCGTGCTCATTTACAACTACGGGAGTTCCGCATTTCTTTGCCATTACAAGATTTCGCCCACTTTCGGTACCGTATACAACCGAACCAAACTCGTGCCCTGTTAGAAGGTCAAGGGCTTCATTATGCCAGGCAGCCGATTTCTGTGCGGACTGGGGAAGTTCTTTGAGCCGCGCAACATTTTCGGGGCGTGCCACTAAATTCATAAGTGCGAGTTCTTTTTGAAAGAGGAAATATTCATAATATACTGCGCGGAGTATAAGAATCGCGTCGTTCTTTGCGCGCGCTGATTTAAACGCGTTATGAATGAAGAATTTATTCGCATCGCTCATAGATTGTTCCATCCAGTCGATAAAGTCGTATTCGTCGATAAGCGTGGGAGGATCTGCGGCTATCCAATCATCCAGCCATTGAATAGACGCAGAATACGGCATTCCTATATTAGAAGACATTTTATTTGTGTCATGAATCACTCGTTCCTCGCTTTTTTGTCTGTCGGTGTACTTCAATTTTGAAGGACGCGGAGTGTGTTGGATCTCCATCGCGTATTATTTTTAAACCGCGAATGCTTAAGATTTTACCCTCCTCGTAAACAAGTTGTTGTTTCGTATTCAGTAGTTTTGAATCATTTGCCTTTACAAGCGCCTTATTCAAATTCTCCTTTTCTTCTGTTGATAATCCTGGATATGATTCCGCAAAGGTGCGTAGTTTTTGGAGGCGTAATCCACGCTCAAGTCGCAACCATGGCTTTGTTGTAGAGGCAGCGTGCGATTCTGCCTCAAAGAAATTTGTAAGACGTCCCATAAGAGTCGTAGGCGTAGGTGCGGCATCCGTAATAGGCGCAACAGTCGCAACAGGCGCACCTGATATATCAATATGTGATAATATACTTCCTGATATATCCGTTATAGACTTTATGGGCGGCGATACAGGTATAACAGGTAGAGGAGACGTTGCGCGCTTTACTCTTCGTGTCTTTACCCGAAACATCTTATTATTAATACTTATACGTCAAAGGTTTAGAACGTCACTCAGTGTTATAGTTCGGCGCGCAATCCCGAGTTTATTTATTTCTATGACTTAAGTAAAAAAAACATGGTAGGGTATAATATAAATTATTATTTAACTGAAAATGATGCTCAGGTCGCGATTAATCAAATTGCTGGTGTCCTCACCAGTGCAGCTAATCCATGGACAATAAGTTCGGCAGGCTGTTCAACAATTAGTCCTCCAGGGTGTGCGTATGTAGCTTCAGTGAGTAATCCTGTAGGTGGACGTGGCTGGTTAGTTGGTACCGGACCTATAGCAACTGTAGGAACAGGTCCGTTTTTTGAAGGTCATACATTTACCGATCAAAGTGGATTGTATCGTTTATACCCCACTCCATATCCTTGCTTCCTTGAAGGCTCAAAGATTCTCTGCATGGTTGAAGGCAAGGAGGAATATCGTCCAGTAGAAACCCTCCGTAACGGCACCCTAGTCAAGACGTCCCGTGACGGATTCAAGCCGGTAGCAATGATAGGACATTCCAAGATTTACAATCCTTCGAACACTTCACGGTCCACAAACCGACTCTACCGCTGCCCCATAAAGAACTACCCTGAACTCACCGAGGACCTTATCATAACGGGACAGCATTCAATTCTAGTCGATACGCTAACCGAGGAGCAGCGTAAACTCAGCCTTGAACATATGGGTGATATTTATGTTACAGATAAGAAGTATCGCCTTATTGCAGCGGTGGATGAGCGTGCCGAGCCTTACACAACCGAGGGGGTATTTACAATTTGGCATCTTGCTCTAGAGAACGAGAATTACTATATGAACTATGGTATTTACGCGAACGGTCTCCTAGTGGAAACAATGAGCCTACGGTATCTGAAGGAACTTTCAGGAATGACGTTAGTATAAATAAAACAGAACATTACCAAAGATAGAATGGATGACTCGCTGGAGGCACGATGGGATGCCTATGAACGCTCAAAGCGGTTTGGCTATCCTGGTCTTCACGATCCAACCGCCCTGCCTCAAAGTTGCCCTATTTTGAGAATACGTAAAGAGTATAATGCTCGCGATGCGATTAATAGCCGTGCGTGGGATTTTTTCCATGCTACACCGCCGACACAAGTCTCATCATCGAATCTCCAACGTAACCCTCCGGCATATATGGATATGAATCCGATTCCGTCGCGTACAAATACCGTTCAGTATCGCAATCAACCTGAATATATACCGAATCCTGAGAGAGGACCCGCCACTGCAAATTCGTTAGGCGTACCCCCGCCCCCAGGTCCTATTATACATCCGGCAAAAGAGATTTCCAAGAATCCTTATATGCAGCGATTAGATGCTGAGGGTGAAGGGTCCCGTAATATTATACGTGAACTGAAGGCTGCGGTATTTGAAGATAATCGTGATTTGGGAGTAGATACAGACCGTTCTCTTACGCAACGACAGTTTCAAGACCGTTGGCTACCACCGAAAACAGGTACAGATATTCAATCGCTCCAAGCGTATGAACTACTACGACCAAAGCAGGATGATTGGCGTAATAAATAGACATATATTGTAAGATATGCCATCGCCGAAGAATCTAGCAACAGCACTTGCGAACGATCCAATTTACCAGGCGATGATGAGAGGAAATATAAAATGGGGAAATATTGCAATGAATGTAACACGTAAGAACAAATCCAATAATAAACTCAACAAAAATAATACTCGCCACAATAAGAATACGTCAGATATCAAGAAAATCTTAGATGACTATAAGGTGCCAGATCTCAAACTACGTAAGGGTATTTGGGAGAATTTTCCTGTTGCTTTAGTTCCTATAGATGATGGCAATGGAGTTGACCGTTATGGCGTTGCGTGGCATAATAAGAATTTACGGGAGTGGAAAATCACAAAAGCAAAAAGTGATGAGGAAAAAGCGAATTACCAACACTGGTGCGAAGTGCGTCTGCTCCATTCGATTCGGCAGTATCCTAGACAGTATAAGAT